TGCGTTGATCTCTATGAAATCTACTCAATTAAAAATTAGTAGAAAATGGAATTCAATGATGTCGGGCATAAAACTAAAAGGTAAAAACGGTTTATATACACCGGCATCTTTTAGCCACATTTACAAACTAAAGACTACCCAAATGTCTAATGACAAAGGCACATGGTTTGGTTGGGAAGTAAGTAAAGTTGGTCCAATCGCTGACGTAAGTATCTATCAACAAGCTAAAACTTTTTCTGACAGTATTTCTAAAGGTGCTGTGAAAGCTAAGCATGGTGAAGAGAAACCAAAGGAAGCGAGCATAATCTAATTCTCTAAGAGAATGAGTGCACAACGTGGGCCAGGAGGGAGACTGAGTGGCCCGCGTAGACAGGATAATTATGCAGGAATATATAAAAATATTTAACGGCTATAGACATGCGTATGGTATCGCAGACTGGACTAACGCCATTGTNGACCCCGAAAGCGGAAAGAAAAAACCTAATTACAGATGGACNTACGAAGAATTTACAGACAATATATATCAAGATCATTTTAACTGGTAAGATATCTGTTGGCATACANCCAACAAATGAGAACGGTGATGCAAGATTTGGTGTTATAGATATAGACCCAAAGCAATACGAAAATTTTAATAAACAACTTTATTTAGAAACAATACAAGAATATCAATTACCTCTTATACCTATAGAATCTAAGAGTGGTGGGTTGCATTTATATTTATTTATGAATGAGTTTGTGCAATCTACTTTAATTGTATCTTTCTTAAGTAACTTATTACCTATCTTTAATCTTAAATCTGATTGTGAGATATTTCCAAAGCAAACACAACTAACAAAGGATCCGGAAACAGGGGTTATAAAACCAGGACAGTTTATAAACTTACCATATTTTGAAAGCAACAAACGTAAAGCAATAAACATAGACGGTACATTTTTTACACTAGATCAATTTATAAAAGTTGTAGAGGCAAATACTACAAGTGTTGACGACTTAAAAACTCTTACAGAAAACATGGAACTAAAATCTATGGAAGGTGTTGACGAAGATTTTACAGAAGGACCACCTTGTCTTGCTTTGATATCTAAAAGATCTAACACACCTAACTTTGATGGCAAAGATAGGTTTATGTACAACTACCATGTGTTTGTTAAAATGAAATACCCTGATAGTTGGGAACAAAAAGTAAAAAATGCACCAGTCAAATACTTTGCAAGAGAGCACGCTAATGCATGGGATGACAGTAAACTAAAACAAAAGACTAGATCATGGAATAAATCAGAGAAAGGATATACCTGTAATCAAAGTCCTCTTAGTGATTTTTGTAAGAAAGGTATATGTGTTAAAAAGAAATTTGGTGTATTAGCAGGNTCTAAAGGTGCATATCCTGTGTTAACTAATCTACGTAAGATAGATATAGAACCTGATCCGGAATATGAATTTGATGTAACAAAACCTGATGGTATTGGTAAAGCATCTGTGCATTGTAAAACAATTGAACATGTAACAGATCAACGTAAACGTAGAAATGCAATAGCTAAAGCTGCAGGCTTTCCACCACCAATAATCAAAGGTGATGAAGATCAAATGGTATTAGAAACATTGTTCGATACACAAAAAATAATTAATCCTCCAATAGGTACATCACCAAAAGAAAAACTTCATGATGTATTACATGCAAAAATTAATGGGCCTAAAGCACAGAACGATGCTAGCTTTAAATCAGGTACAGTATTGATAGAAGAAGGTTATGCATACTTTAAGTTTGATAAGTTTTATGACAAGTTAAAATCTAAGAATTGGAAACACGGTGAAGATAANACAGGTGTTATGATGAAAGCTAATTACAAAAAATGTGACATACAATTTNTAGAACAAAANCGATTTCCTACAAAAGAAAAAGGTAAATACAATACACCTACAAAGAATATTGTAATGATTAANATAGAAGAATTTAAGGACGTAGAAATAAACCATACAAAAATAAAACATAACACGGAGATAATGTGATTAGAAAAATACTGGGTCCTCCTGGTACAGGTAAGACAACTAGACTTATTAACTATGTAAAAACATTTGTTAAACTAGGCACACCAATTGATAAGATAGGGTACTTTGCATTTACAACAAAAGCTGCTAACGAAGCAGTTGATAGGATGTTAGACTCTTCTCCTAAACTACAGAAAAAACATTTAAAACATTTTAGAACTTTACACTCACTAGCGTTTACACAACTAGGTATAAAGAAAGCGCAGGTAATGCAGGACGAACACTACGAAGACATAGGTAGAAAACTAGGTATAGAAGTTACTGTGTATTCTAATGGTGAAGAAAAGACAGGGTTTGTAGATTCTGACAGCGAATATTTTAATATTATAAATGCAGCTAGAATTAAAAACGTATCTATTCAAGAAGAGTATAACACCGATATGTATTCTGAAGACATAGATAAACACCAACTACAAATATTAAAAGATGAAGTAGACAACTACAAGCAGGCGTACGGATTGGTTGATTTTACTGACATGATTGAAAGGTTTAATTTATCTGAATTGTGTCCGAAATATGACGTAGTATTTGTTGATGAAGCACAGGATTTATCGCCAATTCAGTGGAAAATGTATGATATTCTTAAGAAAAACTCTAAACATGTTATACTAGCAGGCGATGATGATCAAGCCATTTATGGGTGGGCTGGTGCTGATGTAAAACGATTTCAAGATGAACCTGCTAAGGACATAATATTGCCTCAATCTTACCGTGTTCCTGACACAATTCAAAAGATAGCTGATCAAATCTTAGACCGCATACCTGACAATAGAAGAATTAAAAAACAATGGGCACCGCGTCCGGAATCAGGGACCGTTAATCACATTACATCTATTGAGGATGCACCTTTGCATAAAGGTGATTGGCTCATACTAGCACGAACAAATGACAAATTAATTAAGTTAAAACCATTACTCAAAGATATGGCTATTTACTTTGAAATAAAAGGCAGAAAGAGTTATAAGACAAGATTGTATACAGCAATTAAAAATTATACCAGATGGACTAACGGAGACAAGTTATCTCTGTCTGAATGTAAAAGATCTTTTAGAATTTTTAGAAGAAGATATAAACATAACAGAAGAAAGAATGTATGATTTATTTGAGTGGGGTTATCCAAGAACCGTAGAATGGTACGAAGTATTTAAAACTGATCCTGAAGAAAGTTTGTACATACGAGAAATGTTACGATTAAAAGAAGAATTATCTAAACCGGCTAGAGTAAAACTATCTACGATACATGCAGCAAAAGGTGGTGAAGCAACAAACGTTTTAATTATTTTAGATAACACAAAAAAAATTAGAGACGCAGTAGATAAAAGCGATGATAAACACGATGAAGAACACAGAGTTTGGTATGTGGGTGTAACACGTACAAAACAAAATTTATATATAATGACAGCAAAACAGGAGGACAAAGGTTATGACATCGAAAGTTTGGGATAAACAGCACGGCGGGAGTCATTATCAAAAATATAAAATTCAACCCAGTAAGTTTGTAGTAGAGAATAAATTGCTATATCCTGAAGGTTGTGCTATAAAATATATTATCCGTCATCAAGATAAAAACGGGAAGGAAGATATTTTGAAAGCGATACATTTTTTAGAAATGGTAATTGAAAGAGACTATCCTACCATAGAAAAACCAAAAGAAAATTTACCAAAAGAAAAACCAAACTCATGGGGCATCAATGAAAATTCCTAAGTTTGAAGCACAGACTGAATGGGTAAAACCTACAGAATTTCCTGATCTGCGTAAGGTTGATGAGATTGCAATTGACTTAGAAACAAAAGATCCTGACCTAATTAAAAAAGGATCCGGTGCTGTAATAGGTAATGGAGAAGTTATTGGTATTGCTGTTGCAACAAAACATTACAAAGGATACTTTCCTATAGGTCATGAAGGTGGCGGTAACATGGATAAGAAACGAGTGTTGTCATGGTTTAAAGATATACTAGAAGCACCATCAACAAAAGTATTTCACAATGCAATGTATGATGTTTGTTGGATACGGGCAATGGGTTTTAAAATAAACGGTGACATTGTTTGCACTATGATAGCAGCTGCATTGACTGATGAAAATAGATTTAGATATGATCTTAATAGTTTGTCATGGCATTACCTAGGCTTTGGTAAGAACGAAGCTGCATTAGCAGAAGCTGCAGAAGAATGGGGTATAGATCCTAAAGCTGAAATGTATAAATTACCTGCTATGCATGTTGGTGCATACGCTGAACGAGATGCAGAAGCAACGTTTGGTTTATGGCAAGAAATGAAAAAAGAAATTATTAATCAAGACTTAGAAGATATATTTGATTTAGAAACAGAACTGTTTCCTTGTCTTGTTGACATGAGATTCAAAGGTGTGCGTGTAGATGTAGAAAAAGCACAGGTTATGAAAAAACAATTTAAAGATTCAGAACGTGAACTTTTAAATAAAATAAAAGGTGAAACAAATATAGACACACAGATATGGGCTGCAAGATCTATTGCAAATGTATTTGATGTATTAAGATTAGAATATCCACGTACAGAAAAAACAGAAGCACCATCATTTACAAAAAACTTTTTACAAGAACACAAACATCCTGTTGTAAATATGATTGCACAGGCAAGAGAGATAAACAAAGCACACACAACATTTATTGATTCTATTCTACGTTACGAACACAAAGGCAGAATACATGCAGAAATAAACCAGTTAAGAAATGCAGGCGGTGGCACAGTAACCGGCAGATTTTCTTATCAAAACCCTAATTTACAGCAAATTCCTGCTAGAAATAAGGATTTAGGACCTAAGATAAGGTCTTTATTTATACCCGAGGAGGGCCATAGATGGGGTGTATTTGACTATTCTCAGCAAGAGCCTAGGTTGGTAGTGCATTATGCTGCATTGTACAAATTACCGTCTGTATATGACGTTGTAGAAGCGTACGAAACAGACCCAAATTCAGATTTTCACCAAACAGTAGCAGACATGGCTCAAATACCACGTTCACAGGCCAAAACAATAAACCTTGGTTTATTCTATGGCATGGGTAAAAATAAGTTACAAGCAGAACTAGGTGTAACAAAAGAAAAAGCTGCAGATTTATTTAACACCTATCACAAAAGAGTTCCGTTTGTTAAGCAACTAATGGAGAAAGCATCTAACAGAGCACAGGACCGTGGCCAGATACGAACATTGCTGGGACGACTATGCAGGTTTCATCTATGGGAACCAAATAGTTTTGGTATGCATAAGGCCATGCCACACGAAGATGCACTCAGGGAACATGGACCAGGGATTAAAAGAGCTTACACTTACAAAGCATTAAATAAATTAATACAGGGTAGTGCAGCAGACATGACAAAAAAATCTATGTTAGAATTATACAAAGAAGGAATTGTACCTCATATACAAATACATGATGAATTAGATTTATCTATTGAAAATGACGCACAGGCAAAAAAAATAATTGAGATTATGGAGCATGCTGTTACACTCGAAGTCCCAAATAAAGTCGACTATGAACATGGCGACAATTGGGGGGAGATAAATGACTAATGGCTTATTTAAATGCAAACATACCTATAATAGAATGTTACGTTCGAGGTAACTATTTAAGAGATCAAAAAGATTCCCACGATAAATATTTTGAATGTGGTATATTTGGATTTAGTTCTATACCAAACAGAGTACCATTGTTTCATTTCTTAATGGAAGATGGAGGATTGTGGTGGCGAGCACCTATTTCAGCATTTTGTACAAAACCTGGAGTCAAAGAATTACCATTAGATGAATTAGTTATGTGGGACAGCTTTAGTTACAACGTAAGTGTTACAACTTTTTATGAATTAGCTGGTGCTACCATGCAATACACATCAAGACGTAAAGTAAAACGTAAAGGTAAATATTTATTTACAATAGACTGGTGTTCAGGTGATTTTAATGAATTAAATTTTGGTTATGCAGAGAAACCGGATCAACATAAATGTGGTCATGTACTACAATTAGAAGACGGAAACTTTGCAATACAGCCTAATAATAGGCTTAAAATGTATGATGCATCAATGGGTGTTGACCCATCAAAAACCTTGATTAATAGGTTAGTAACCAGTAAGATATACTCCGTTGAAAATTCAGCTAAATGGATAACTGACGAACACGAACAAGGAAGTTATGACTATCAGCTGAGAAACCTGGAGGAAGACAATGATAAATAAATACAAAGAAAAATTTATGATTTGGCAACTACATTACAGAACAGAAATAATTATTGCTGTTGCTGCATTTGTGTTAGGAGCTGTAATCTTTTAACAAAGGACCTTATGCCCTATGAATTTAGTAGACCTATTAAAGAAAAATATAGTTATGGTCCCCGTAGTGGCTTCAGTGCTAGTCGGAACGTTCACTGGTGTAAAATATATTGTTAATCTAACAGATACCATCAACGCAAATCAAGCAGAAATACAAGAATTAAAAACTATGGATGTGGAAAACATTCGTAGGGATATGGCAGTATTAACTGACAATGTTAACACTATCATTGCAAAATTAGAAAGAGCTGAAGGTACCTGGGAGATGGCTGAAAACTTATATGAAGTTTTAGCTGATAGGGTTAGACAAATGGAATACGACATTAAAGATTTAAACAGAGAAATAAACTATTAGGATGAACCATGGAGATTGCCAGGATGAATTACAAATTTACAGCAATACTAATTATTCTAATATGTTTGTTAACTTATTTTGGAAACCCAAACAAGGCTCACAGTAGAAACGAATATCTTAACGACGGTAGTACTAGGTGCGGTGAGGTAGATGTATCTGTATCTAATCGTGACTATGAATATGATAATTATGATCATAGTTGGAACGAAAGCAACTCACAAGAACTAAGATTAACTTTTAGAAAATATTTAGGCACAGACTGTGAAACATCAAAAGAAAACGCACAATTAAAACAACAACTTGAATTAATGAAAATGTGTAACAAGGTAAATAAAAATCCAAGCCTTGCACAAAATCAAAACTTTGCCCTGTTAGTATCAAAATGCAGAGGAGTTGTACCGCAGGTTGATGAAGTAGAGACTATGCCCACAGGTAGTCTTTGGGATGAATTAAAAGACGATTATATCAAGGCTAATCCAGATTCTAAGAGCATGGACAACAATAACAGCACATTGAAAATGCCTCCAAAAGATTATATACTGCCGCTACCAAAACCTAAAGATGAGTAAGAAACCATTAAACATATCTGAAGAAGCAGCTGTACAGATGCCGATGAAGACGGTTGCTAGCCTAATTCTGCTCGTCGCAGCTGGCGTGTTCGCATACACCGAGTTGACGGCCAGGCTGGTATCGCTAGAGACATCACGTGAGCTGTTTGAGGCTGATCTGCTTAAGAAAAGTGAACAACTGCCCACGGACCAGGAACAGTACATGCTTCTGGAAGCAGTTTTTTCTGACGTAGAGAAGTTGCAAAAAAATCAAGAACAGAACATGACAAACAAAGTCAACATAGAATTTACTCAAAAACAATTAGAAAAATTATTAATTGATGTAGAAAAATTAAAAGATAAAGTTAGACAAAACGGGAGTTATAATGAATGAAGTAACAGAAGTTGTGATAGCTTTACT